GCTGACACATTTGGGCCAATGGTAGGTTGGCCCACTCAACTAAACCAAATTGCAGATGAATTGCAAAGAGCAAACCCAAACTTCAACAGAGATAAATGGTTAAGAAGGGCAACAGATGCTTGGGAAGCTAACTACAATCCATCTGAAATCAATGATGAAATACCTTATTAGGAGAACCAAAATGAAGGTAGAAATAAAAGTAATCTCACCGGAGATGGCACAGCAATTGCTATCTAACAATGAAGCAAACCGGAACATCAAGCCCCGTCAAGTTGACAGAATGGCGCGTGATATTCTTGGCGACAGATGGCAAGTCAACGGTGACGCCATCCGCATTGCCACTGATGGTACACTTATTGATGGTCAACACAGACTGAGCGCTGTTGTTGCAGCCAACAGACCAATCACAACAATGATTGTTTCTGAGTTACCGCCATCAGTCAAAGACACAATCGACTCAGGCGCAAAACGCTCAATGGGTGATCGTCTTATGATGCAAGGCTATGGATATGCTTCGCAACTTGCAGCCGCAGCAACTCAAATGGCATCATTAGCTTACAATCAAAGCCGCCAGATGGCATCACACAGCGAGCTAAAGCAAATCATTGACAGCCACACCAACAAGGCTGGTCGATATGACTTGCAAGACAGCGCTATGTTTGTCAACAAAGCATTCAAAGGCATGGATTCAATGCTTACAGCCGTTCATTACATTGGCTGTTATCTTGGTCACGCGCATCAAGCAGATGCCTTTATCAAGACTTGGAAGACTGGCGTTCCATGTTACTCAGGTGACCCTGCACATTTTACGCGTGAATATCTAATGCGCTCTGAACTTAGCACCAAGAAGTTACCCGCGCATACCAAGCGCCTACTAGTAACATACGCTTGGAACAAGTTTGCAAAAGCAGAGTCCATCACCCGTGTATATACACCTAAGACTTATGAGATTGAAGGCTGGGAGCCAGAAGATCTTGGCGTCTCTTTGCAGTAATGGCTATTGATTACAAGCCATGCCCTGACTGTGATGGTCGGGGCTATCAAGATCGATATGTATTTTCTACGTTTGCTGGTGAGTATCAAGCTGGTGATCTAGTAAAAGATGGCATCAAAGACTGCATCGAATGTGGATCGCAGGGTGAAGTGCCGCTTGATCTTGACTTTGAGGATTGATTAGCTGCATTAATGCAGTATGAAATCATACCTTAAATACATCAAAGACACAGCAGCGGGGCATGATGTCTCGCTGTTGAAAGCATTCAAAGAAGCTGACATTCCAACGTCAACTTATTACAGAACAATCAAAGGTGAGACTGAGCTAAGGTATGATACAGCAGTGAAAGTATTTCATGCCATCGAATACATCCACGCAGCCAATGAAGCCCGAAAGCAATCTGAAGAACTACGAAAGATTGGTAAGCCTTTTAGTAGCCGCACGGTACAAGCAAAGTTTAAGTCAAGAAGCCTTAGCTCATAGCATAGGCTGCGCGACTTCACTGGTACACAAATGGGAAACGCACAAGCGTATTCCCTCTGGGTTCATGTTAATATGCTGGCTTGACGCATTGGATTATTCAATTGAAATCAAAGAGAAGTGACTCAATAAATTGCATTGCCTGTCAAACAAAAACAAATTGGTTTGTTGCAGTGCTAAAACAAAACAGCAAAGGCACAATGGAAAAGCATTGGTTCATTTGCTTGCACTGTTACGAGGAAGATAAATGGCAAACCGTAACAAGATCAAAGGAACTTACCACGAAAAGTGGTTCGTCGACTGGCTCACGAAAGCGCAGATCAAAGCGAAACGCCAGCCCCTCAGCGGCAGCTTGGGGGGAGAGTATAGCGGCGACATCAAGCTTGAACTCTTCGGGCAAGAACTGGTGGGAGAAGTAAAGTATAGGGACAAGTCAAACTTTCCTAGCCCATTTAAAGTATTAGAAGGCAGAGACATTGCTTTCTATAAACGGCGGTCGGGAGAACCGCAAACAGTGGTCATCATGAGTGGTGATCAATTCCTAAAGCTAATGGAGAACGCAAATGGAATCACAGACAAAGACAATCAAAGCGCATCTTGATGCGGGCAAAAGAATAACCGCAATAGACGCGCTTATTAATTATAATTGCTTTCGTTTATCAGCAAGAATTAAAGACTTAAAAGATCTTGGCTATTCTGTAGATAAAACAATGATCCAACTTGAAAGCGGTAAATATGTAGCGGAGTATTACAAGCCATGAAAAAACCTAAGTCTGTTTATCAAGCTGTTCAAGGTGATGTCTGGTCTGCACACATCAGCAAAGCTACAAGCTCACCTCACTATGCTAAAGAATACAAGCGCTCTAACTATGTGTTGGATACGCTTGAGATCAACGCTCGCCGCATCAAGAACGGCGAGGCGGTGGGCGCAAGCTTTCTCAAAGGTAAAGTAAAAGAACAGCTATTAACTGAGACTGACTTAACTGAGTCAGACTTCAAAAAATATTTTGACTAAGCTGCATATATGCAGTAAGTTGAAGGTGCAGAAAAACCTGAAAAAAAATTAATTATATCAGGAAGACAAGGAGAACTTAATGGAACGCAAAGGTTTCATCGGCGGTAGTGACTGCGTAAAAATTATGAATGGTGAATGGCAAGAGCTATGGGCCATCAAGACTGGCAGAATGGAGCCAGAAGATCTGTCTGATAATATAGCTGTACAGCTTGGCTCTGTTACTGAAGACTTTAACCTTGGCTGGTTTGAAAAAAGATACAAGTGCGTGTTGTCAGATCATCAGCGCGAGTATGAAATGATGCTTGGCAGTGTGCCAGCCAAGGGAACTATAGATGCCAAATGGAATGATGACATCGTAGAGGCCAAGCATACGAATGCCTTTAATAATATGGAGGATATCGTTAAAAGATACCTTCCTCAAATACAATTGTACTGTCACCTTGCAGACCTTGATGGCGCATATCTTTCAGTCATCTTTGGTAACAGCAAATGGGAGGGTACTCATGTCAGCTACAACGCAGACTATTTCAATTCTATGTGGGCGGTGGTGTCAGACTTCTGGGGTTACGTTGCTCGCGACGAAGAACCGGCTGATATTCAAACGCCAGAAATATCAACGAACCAGATTGAAGTGGATAAAATGGTGGTACGAAACGCCAGCACAGACAATCAGTTTGTCGACGCTGCCGTCACATACATCCAAGGGTTTGAAGCCAACCGCGTGTTTGAAAACGCAAAGAAAGATCTCAAAGGAATGGTCGCAGCAAACGAAAGAGAAGTGTACTGTGATCAACTTTCCCTCAAGAGAGACAAGCGGGGATCACTCCGCATAACAAGGAGAACCAAATGAATATGAAGCATTGGGATAATTTATCCAAGTCAGATCCAAAGTATCTAAAGCAAGTAAGCTTTGGATCGCGCAGCTTTACAGCTATTGATCCACAGTATCAGGTCAGAATGATGACCGAAGAGTTTGGTGCAGTAGGTGAAGGTTGGGGCTGGCACAACACAACTGAGGTTGTGCATGTTAGCAACGGAGACAGCGCTGTATTAGCGCATGTGTCTGTCTGGCACGGTACACCGGCCAATACCTTTGGCCCGTTTACCGGATGTCGTAAATTCTTTGACGCCGCCAAGGGCCGCATGGCTGAGGATGCGCCCAAGATGGCAGTCACTGATGGTTTGACCAAGGCACTGTCGCACCTTGGCTGTAATGCTGACGTCTTCTTAGGTGAGATGGATGGCAATAAGTATGCAGCAGATAGCGGCAACAAATCAGCCGGCAATAGCTGGTAAACAAAAGGAGCCAGAAGCATGGCAGAGTACGACAACAGTAACACAGGCGCAGCCTTCACACCATTTCCATCACAGCAAATGATCTTGCAGGGTAAGATCAACGTTGATGGTACAGATTCAAAGATCGTTTTGGTCAAAGATGAAACGCGTGATGGTCGCCAGATTATCGAAGTGTACCAGAAGATGGGTACATTCTTTGAGAATGATAAGAAGTCTAATGCCGCAGCGCCAGATTACTCTGGCCCACTTGGTGATGCTAAGCGCATTGCTGGTTGGCGCAAGATGAAAGACAACAAACCATATATGTCTTTTCAAATCAGCGATAAGACAGATGGTGCGCAAGGACAGCAAGGTGAATCCAACCCCTTGCAAAGTGATGCAATACCATTCTAAGATGGTGTTGTTCTCCGAGGTACTTCTCCCAAATCTGTCTACCTCACAACTGCAGGGTCTTTATGGCCCTGCTTTTTTTTGGAGTAACGTATGACCAATCTTGAAAAGATGATGGCCGATGCCAAGGGCTGCAATGAAAGGCTCAAAGAAATCAATGGGCTTTCAAGGAGAAAGCCAAAGGAAGAGCCGACATCGAAAGAGCCACATCAAGGCTACGGCGAAGGCTGGCGCAATAAACCTTTGACTGATGATGAGCTTGCCGACATAAAATATTTTAGAAGAAGAGGATGGTGCATCACATCAATAGCTATGTTTCTAGGCATAAGCAAAAGCACAGTGGAGAAATACAAATGATTAAAACATGGATTGTAGTTATGGTTTTCTCATCACCCTATGAATGTGCTGACTTCATAGAAAAATATCCACACAATTTATATGGCCCAGCGCAATGCATTATTCAGTACGAAGAAACAGATATTGTAAGACCTAAGCGCAGACCACAGCAGGAGAATAAATAATGGATGTAACGCCAGCGCATAAAGTTGAACTAGACTTTCTTAAGCGCAGAGTTGATCGCCTGATTGATGAAGAGAACAGAACAGACCCACATCCAAATGTTAAGCAAGACTTGTGGGCTGCGCGTTCTGAATTAAACCAGTTTGTAAACAAGCTAAGAGAAATGGGGTATAGCATATGACGCAAGATGAACTGCGTGAAGCAATGATTAAGTCAGCTAAGGAAGGCAAGTCGCGCATCGTAAAGCGCGATGGTCAAACCCAATTTTTAAAGCATAACATGGCACCAGATTACAACATGGGTGGCAGAGATAGTAAGCCAGAAACAAAACAAATTATTAAAATGGCATTGCAGGGAAAAGATAAAGACTACATCTGCAGATGTATGGCATTTCAAGGCTACACTAGAACGCAAACACTTGCCGTGCTTCATAGACATGAGGATAAGATCGTGAGGCCAGCACCTTCAGTGATCGAAAACCGCGAGTTTAAGATTAAAATTAAATGCTGACCCCAAAGTTTTATACCATCAATTCAAAGTGAGGGCCATCAATAAATGGCCTTCTTCCCTGACTTCTTCGCAAATCAACATAAGCATTCATTGCTTCTTCCATAGTGTCAGACCACTCAGCAATGTTATCTATTTGCCAAGCTGCACCCCACCTTACCTTAACACCGCAAGCTTCAGATCCTTCCTTCATGGCGTCAGCAATCTCATCATAGAGATTGAGTTCCCATCTTGCCCCTCCGCAGTAAGCCATAAGATCAACAGCCAAGCCATCAATGTGTTTGCTCTTCATTGTTTTACTTGCGCCTTTTGCAACTAAAACTCTTTGCTCTTCAATAGTTCTTAACCCACATATTACACTAAAGTCTTGCTTGGTAACGTTGATTGCGTACTTAACCACCGCAACCATGCGCTCATCAACGCCTTCAAGTTTAGCAAGGCTATTCTTTCCTAGCTTGTAACTCATTTCTTTAATCCTTTCATTGTGCGGATTCCAAAGCTTGCAGCAATAGAGGCATACATTCCCCACTGCACCCAGAGTGGTGTGGTTTCCAAGTTAGCAAAGCCTTCTGCCATTACGTCTTGCATAGAAGGGATGAAGTTCATGCAAAGAATAGCTACAAAAACTATAGTCCATAGCTCATCTTTCCAAGAATCCTTTGAGGCTTCTATTGCTGACTGCTCCCAGTCCATCTCACCAGTGGCTTGCTTGAGTTTGATCTCAGCGTTGGCTTTCTGAACGGCAGTCTTACCGTCTATGTAACTACTAGCTAGCCCACCTAACGCGCCTACAATTTGACCAATCATTTTTCATGCCCTACCCATACTGCAAAAGCACCTGTGAGAGCGCCTGTGACAGTCGCTGTGAGGGCTGTAGCTTGTGTGCTTACCACATCCTGCGGCAAA